CTCCGCGCATTAGCCCTTAACTGGATCTTGGTGTCTGTGGAGGCCGCTTAACATGGGCAAGCGAGTGACCGTTACCTACTGCTCCGAGTGCGACAGCGACGAAGTGGGCAGAGAATCCGCTGGGGATGAGAGTTTCCGTATCTGCCGAAGCTGCATGACGGTAGAGGGCCGGATTTACGAAGCTGAAGTTGATGAGGATGAAATCGTATGAGCAAATTCACAAAAGCCACAAAAGGTCCCTGGGTAGCAAGGTTTGTCCCAAACGGAGCCATTAAATACTGGGCCATCATTGGGGCCCAATCCAACGGTTTTGAGATTGTTGTAGCAACGGTCAACGCCGAGGTTGATCGAGATGATAACAATGCTCACCTAATCGCCGCCGCGCCGGACCTTTTGGAAGCGTGCCGAGCCCTTTTGAAGGACCACGTAATAACTGAGCCGCACCACGAGCATTTGTGCCCTGAATGTATCTCAGCGCAAAAAGCGATAGCAAAGGCCGAGGGGGAAAAATGAAATACCTTTTTGTAATTCTACTACTGGTTGGATGCGGGCGCGCAAACACTCCCTACGTACTTGGCTGCCCAGAAGGGCAAACTACCGTGCGAGTGGTTAGCGAACGCCAAAGCGATAAAACATTTCAGGCTACGATCGCGGGTAAAACTTTGTGGCTAGAGCCAAAAGCAAAACCCGCTGCCGTGGATGAGGATTTCTGTTTTGATGGCGGGTATCTGTCAGATCCAACAGTTGAAGCTCAAATAAGGTTCTAGCCAATCCACCTAGCACTTGTGCCACGCACGTCTAAGTGGACGCCCCAAGGGTAAACGCCAATTCCGCCGATGGAAAAAACCGTTATGCGCTGAGCCGCTCTTTTGATTTTTTCAGGCGCTAAGCCCACTCCCGAAATATCAGCGGCAATGCCTAGCAAGTGTTTGCTATCGGCTTTTCCGCCCACTTCGGCGTTATGAGTTTTGCACCTAAAGCCTGAGAGGATTTTGACTGGCCCCATTATATTGCGAATTTCCCAAAGCCCACTTACTAGCTCTTGGCTCACGTAGGTGCGATTGCATTTTGGGTCGGCGCAGTGACAATCAAACTCCCGAAGGGCGAAGTGCGGGGCTAGCTCAATATCGGCGCCCTTGAGGTATTGGCGAATCACGGCAGCCGCTTCCTCCGGGTAATTGCCACAAAGCCGGTATCGATTAGCTCTTTTCTTACCGCAGGATTGGTTAAATCGTAAAAGTCGGTCTTTGTCTCCCACTCACGGCAATTGCCAAAAACGCCTCTTTTTTTGCACTCTTCGTGATTGTAGAAAAACCCGGCCCGGTCTGGATCAATCCAAAGTGTCCGGTTTTCCAAAGTCGGCACTAAGATTTCGGATGCACTGGCGCAACTTAAATTCGAGGTCATCAAGCAAAGCATGATCCCGTATCCGATAGTCGACATTAGCCGCCTCGCGGTATTTGGTTTCGATTTCGGTAAGCTGGTCGCGGTATTTTTGGGCAAGTTTAGTTCCCCATACTTTTAAAGCTGCCGCCGCTAGCTCTAGGATCACCGCTATCATTTAGCTAATGACTAGCTTGTCTTTGGAGATCGCACGCAAAAACAAGTTAATAACTACCCAGGCCGCTCCGGCCTCGGTGAAATTGGCTTGGATAAAGGCCGCCGAAGCGGGAACCAAGATCGCAACCAACGCTAGGACTTGCAACCAAAAAGTTTTTGACAGGTAAAAAGGCTTTGTTTCCATTCATTCCCCCTGATTCTAATTCTATCACACTTGGATAAATGCGCATGCGAGGCGCGTCACACCGGGCATCACGCATTCTTACCCGGGTTAAAATGGTTTTGATGTTAGATATTTCAACGCGTGCCTCGGCAACTTGCATTTGCGTTTGAATACCAACTTGCTTGGTATTGTCGATTTCGTCGACTAGGCGTTTTACGAAATAGCCGTTCAAAGCTATCAGCACCGATAGAATTGCAGTCTCAAATCTTTTTTTAAAATCTGAGCCGCTCACAGCCTACCCCTATCGTTTTAAACAAGAGATCTTAAATACTCTAACACCTGCGTAGAATTGCCGCCAAATCGATTGCCCGATTTTGCCCGCTCGGCATACGTCGCCATTCGGGTTAAGTGGCCTTTTGGTAAAGGCTTGCCGCATCGGGTTGGGTCGTTTTGGTACCGCTGAGCTAGAATATCAGGATCTTCTAGAATGTAGATAGGTTCTACTAAATATCCCGCCTCTTCTAGTGGATCGGTCGTATCTCTCACACTAAAAGGCGCGTCAATTAGGATTGGCTTTTTAGCCGCCTCCGCTTGCTCCAAAATAGCGCGCACGTAAGCGCCTGGTTGTTTTAGATAGATAAATCCATCGTGCCAAATGTGGTGGAATTTTTCCTGAATATCTTTGTGGTTGGTGATCCACGTTTTGCCAGCGCCTGGTACTCCACACAAACAATAAATTTTCTGCCTATTCACGCTACGTGTTTCCATATTTTGCCATTTTTAATACTTGATAGATTGCCACGGCTTATTTTGGTTAATTGAGAGATTCTCACTCCACTTAAGCCATACCGAAACAAAGCTTTAATCCTTGAGATTTGATCGGCTGTAAGCTTAGAACTGCGCTTGTTTCTAGGTAGCTCGCGATTCGCATGAGTTACATTTTCAGCATGAGTGCACCACTCAAGATTATCCGCTCTGTTATCCCTTGGGTTGCCGTTTTTGTGATTAACCTCTGGTTTGTTCAACGGATTGGGAATAAACGTTGCGGAAATCAATCTGTGCACGGTTATGGTTTTTGCAGTGCCCCTTTTTGAGCCGGTGTGAATGTTGACGTACGCATACCCCTTCCCGCGCTTATTGATTCCGGGGGTTAGCTTATACAAGCTTGCACGGCTTGAACGAGTGGAATAAATATTCCCATCCCTATTGGCAAAATATCCCGCACAATCAGGAATTGGCTTTAAATCATTCATTCTCGCGCTGCTCTTTTTTCATCTTTTGATATTCGGGATCCGTTTTCGATAACAGGAAATCGGTAGTCGCATAAGCGTTACCGCCGCGAGCCTTTGCAGCTTCCAGAATAGGTGCAAACTTTTGCATGGCGCTATGTGCTGAGTAAGCGCCCACTCCCGCTTGTGCACCCACTCCAAGCGCCCTCCCTGTTGGGGCTAGTTTACTTGCAATCGCAGGCACCGCATCTAATCCCTTTGCGACCAACCCTTGCGCACCTTGAACACCTTTAGCGATGTCAGAGACGGCTTGCACTGGAGCGAGTGGGCTATGATAGGCAGCGGTGCGCCCGGCTATTCCGGTAGCTGTATCCGCATACTTTTTTAAATTATCGGGTAACGTGGGCGCTACTTTGCTCAAAAGCCCTTTGGCCTGTCCGGTAATGTTTGTCGCGGATTGGATTTTTCCAGGTAACGGAGAGGTGGCAAAATTCTCAGCCGCACCACCGAGTTTCCCCGCAAACTTTCCAAACAGTGAGCGGGCCGCCATACCAGCTGCCGGAATTCCCTCGGCCGGAATGCTTGCCGACAAAAGCGGGTTATCCTCACCCGCTGGCATGGGCTTTGTGATTTCGTCTTTGGCCGCGCCCAACCAATCCACATCTAAGGGATTGTTTTGGACTGTGATCGGACCCATTTTGAAAAAAGGCTCTTTAGCCCCTGTCTCATGGGACGCCATTTGCTCATCGGTTAGAAAGTCACCGCCGCCGCCTTCAGGCGCTAGCTTTTGCATCTCATCGTCGGAGATAAAATCAGCCATTAGGGCACCGCCTGCCAGCCACCCGGCACTTTTTGATATGTCTTACCGTTAACCACTTTAGTTTGTGGTTTATCGCCGCCGCTTTGACCACCAGGAACAAGAGGGGTTTTTTCCCATGCTGTTCCGGAGGATGCTTTTAATGAATTAAGGGCTTGCTGCCTGTTTCGGGCCTTTTGTTCCAAAACCTCTTTGGTATCGCCTGCGCGTGGAAAATATTGGTTCGCTCCCTCTTCTCGTTCACTAGGAGCAATCGAGGCGCCTGATTCACGTCGCAAAACTGCGCTAAGGAAGTTTTTCTCGGCTTGCTCTTGTAGCTTTGTGTTTTTTCCCTGAAAAAGCGCCTTGTAAGCACCGCCAACAAGAGGGGTATCCGCTAGCGCCGAATCCACACCAGATGAGATATCGGCGCGGTTATATCCGCCTTTAGCGACGTCAGAAAAATCCTGCTCGGCTTGCTCCATGCGTTTGCCATAACCGGCAGACAGGTTATTAGCGTCACTTGGTTTGTCTCTGGCCGCCGCTCGCTCGCCACGAATTGCAGCATTTTGGTCTTTTGCCACTTCGATTTTTTCACGAGTGAACCCATCAACAACGGCCTGTCGAGCGGCCGCTTGTTTTGCTTTTAGGTGAGCCATCATGATTTGACGGTTAGACAGCGCATCTTTTTGAGCGTCGGTTGCTTTTAGCTCCGCCTCTTTTCGGGCAGCGTCAAAAACGCCCGAGTTCGAATGAATCCGGCCCTGGCTCGCAAGGCTTGCCCCAATGTCGGTTATGCCTTGGGCAAGGTTAGTTAACCCTAATTCTTTGTCGCGGTTAGCGCGTGCTTGGGCTAGCGCTGGGTCTAGCTCTAACTCGGCAAGCTCGCGCGGGCCGATCGCTTCATCGTCGGTTGGTGCCGGTGATACTTCGTCTTCTGATTCGTCAAATTCTGCCATGATTTCCCCCTAAAAGAGTTCGTCCTCTTCTTTTTGCGCTTTTTCTTCTTTGGCTGCCGCAATCTTAGCTCCGCCAACACCAGCCGTTCCAATTCCGCTTGCGATTCCGCCCCACATATTGGCAGCGCTTTGGCCTTGTTTATTTGCCTGATCGGCTTGCTCGCCATATTGGCCAGTCAGACCAGCCGTTTTGGCTTTTTGGTTATCAAATTGTTGTTGAATCAGAGCCTTATTCTTTTCTTGCTCGTAGTTTCGAACGCCAGTGTTTTTATTCGCAATATCCTGATCCAGATTCAGGTTATAGGTTTGCGCCTCGTTAGAGCGGTCCACGTTTTTACCCAAAACACTCTGGGTATTCTTGGTATTAAATAGATTGATCGCGTCTTGGGCTTGGGCCGCTGCCGATTTTTGAGCAAAATCGGTATTAGCTAAATCCCCGGCAGCCGTTGCCGCACCCGCCATGCTCCTTAATGCACGGTCCCGGCGTTGGGATTCAATATCCAAACCAGTGGAAGCTAGACGATCCCCTTCGGCTTGCGCTGCATTTTGACGTGCGGCTAGTTCTAAACCACTGCCCAGTTGGCCACGGCGAGCCATAGAACTAGTAATTGCCTCTTGCTGCCCACGGCTTTTAGCGCCCGAATCAATCAACGCTTGCTGGCGTGCTGCCGTGTCCTGTACCTGCTCGCCACCGTAAGCTTGCTCTTCCATTGCCTGGAGTGCCCGCATCCGAGTCTCTTTTAGGCGTGGGTCTTGCTGAATTTTTGAGAATTGGCTGTCTAGCGGCTTTACCGTTGCCTCTAGCTTGGGGTCCATTTTCCCGGTACGAACAAATTCTTCGAGGGCTAGCTTTTGGCTATCGATATCGGGAATGTTTAGTTTAAGCCATTCCTGTACGCCCTGCTCTTGTAGCAGTTTTGCCCGGTCCGCCGCCGATGCGTTTTGCAAGGCGCCTACTACGCCGCTGCCTAGCGATGCCGCTGCCGATAACCCTAATAAAATTGACGAAGCTGCTGGCATTTAGCCCACCTTCCGAAATAGCTGTGTCGTATTTTTGTCGCCCACCACAAACCCGAAGGTTTGGAGGCGTTGAATAAAAGGCCAAAAATTCGACGATGTGAAAATCATTTTAGCACCGACAAAGCCCGCTTGCTTGGCGATGTGATTGATTAATTCAGTCAAAGACGCATTGCGTAGCGCCTTTTCTGACTTAGGGTTAACCACTACCCACTCTAACCAAACGATTGTCGAATTGGTTAAGTACAAAAAGCCAGCCGCCGTCTCATTGCAAATAAACCCCGTACCCGGCAAAAATTCCTGCGGCGGCGGCGGAAACTTTTGAGCGTTCCACCACTCGCAAAGCATCGGGTAGTCAGCGTCTACGTAGTCGCGAATCATGCTTTAACCACCGGAGCCCTGTAAGCAGGCTTATTAAAAACCGTGGGCCCGCGTCTATCCAAAGCTGCCGCGCCCGCAACGCCGTAGCGTTGTTGAATCGAATACGTAATATTTTGGATATCAGCTTCGATTTGCTCTTGGACTTTTTGAAGCTCGGCTAGTCGTGGGCCAGTTTGCGAGTAAGGCACTCCCTTTGCCATATCGGCTTGTACCGATGCAATGCGAGCCTTTACGTCCTCTAGCGCTTTAGTGGGTCCGCCGCCTGGTTGATACGTGGTGCCGCCGTCGTTAATAGTCGGGGCCTTGTAGGTATTGTCATTTAGCGCGGTAGTAAGGTCCGCTTCAAACCTTTGCTTGCCTTGGCCGATTGCGTTGGTCAATGCATCAAAATTTAATCCCACAGAGGATTCGGTGTCGTATTTACCTACGTCATTATCGCCAATCGGAGCGCCCAAATCATCCATTCCGGCCAAAGCGCCAAGAGCGGCTAGGCGCCTTTGTTGCTCGGGGCTTTGAGTGTTTTGGGCCGTGAGTTCGGCTTTGGTTAGGTACTTAGTTGCGTCTACCCCGTAGTTTCCTTCTCCGTTTTGGGCCTGCTGGCCCACTACGGCTAACTGCGCGGGAGTAAGTTTGGAATAGTCACCCGAAGTCAGCGCTTGGCGAATGGCCGTATCATCCGCCGCTTGGGCGGTCTGACGGCTTGCAAATTGATCCGCAATATCTTTCTGAGTGCCGCCAATAGCGCCAGTCCCTTCGACCAAGTTCCCAGTATCGTCAATTCCAAGCGCACCGCGCGCCGCCGCGCGAGTGTCCACCGTCTTTTGCTTAGCCGCATTGCCGTATTCGCCCAATTGTTGCCCTGTTTGGCCAACCTTGGATTGCAAAGCCGTCGCGTTTTTCTGCATTTGGGAAAACGCTTGCTTCGAATTGTCATCGTTTTGGATAAGTAGGTTATCTAGCGATTTCTGGCCTTGGCTGTAACTCGGTTTTCCAAAGTAGTTATCAAGCAGTGCGAATCTGCCCCCTTCGGTCTTTGATGCGTTAGCCTTACCTGCCGCTGCACCGGCTTGCCCTGTAGTTTGGTTATAGAGATCTTGGGTGTCAGAAAAGTTAGCAGGGCCTTTATATTCAGCGTCGCGAAGTCCCGTAAACGCTGCCTTGTCCACTCCCTCGGGCGCGGTGCCTACTTGGCCAATTAAGTTATCTTTATCAGTGACGGTATTAGCGTCCGCGCGCTCTTTAAATTGCGATTCTGAGTTAGCAAGCGTGTTTTGGGCTTGGTTAACGTCCTCGCCAATCTTGCCCGCTACTTGAGATCCGAATTCTTGGGGCTTATTCACCCGCAGGTATTCAGACAAGTTTGCAAAGTTTGTAGGGGTTTTGCTCTTTTGGCTAGCTGCCGTAGCAGTCGCAGGCCCCGAAGTATTGGCAATCGGCGCGCCGCCTGAAACCGTGGCGTTTGCCGTATCGTTTTGATCTTCTAAAAGTGACTCGTCCGTATACGCCATGTTTCCCCCTAGGGCGCGACCCTAACAAAAACTTTGTAACTTTGGCCCACAGTGAGTGCAGACCCGTCAGCCTTTAAAAAATTCACCGAAATCATGCCGGTTGATGCGTCATAGGTCCACTGTGGAACCAGGGCAATGTTATCGTTTCCCTCAAACGATTGGCCAACCCAAAGCACGCGAGGGGTTAGATTGCTGCCCCATGTGAATCTTTGGGCGCTACTGCCGTAAGTGAAACTTAGCAGCGCGTCTTGGCTCGGGATATTAGTCCCAAACTCTATTCGCCCGTTAATCACGTTGGTGACTGAGGTGATAAATAAGTTTATCGGCGCGAATAAACGGGGCAACCATTTACGTTGCTCGCTATCAAAGTCCTCGACTCGGAGCGTCGAGCTTTGGGTGATTTTACCCATTCGGTCCGCCTAGCTCGCCACTGATATCGTAAACCGTGATGCTACCGCCTTCGAGTTCCCAATTGCTATAGCCAGAGCGGATCTCAAGGCGCGGGATAATGATACCGGCGTATTGCTGATCAGCCGGAATGTAAAAGCGTTTTGTTACTGGCCGCGTGACGCCGCCCCACGCCACTTGGCCCCATCCGAATTGGCCCCACCGGCCTGTATTTTGACCAAAGAGAGTAGTCCCAACAAATCCTGGACTGACATCGGTCGCTATCTGAATTGATGCCTGGTAAAAACGGTCGCTTCTAAAAATCAATTGCCCTTCGGAGTGCTGTTTTGCCTCTGTCGGGTCGCCTTGGCTCATCGGCTTCCACTGAATTGCACACGATATTGCGGTAAAGCAGCGTGTTAATTCTGGATCTAGTCCCAACTCCCACTCAACCACTTGAGAGACGGTAACGGTGTTAGACGGTGTGTCGATTGATATAACTTCGGCGTAGACCTCTACCCCCAAGTGATCCTGCCAAATCAGATCGCCAACAACAATCCCGCTCACAGAGCTAAGCGTTACCTCTATATCGTCAAACGATTCGATAACTACTTCAAAACTCTCATCAACGTAATCGGTGAAATCCCCGTTGGTGCGCTCTAACACTACGTTTTGATTGTTTCCGTTATTTAGGTACAGCCCGTCTAGTGGGTGTACGTAGCCAGCGGTTGCGTTGCGTGTCCACCGGGTCCAACGGTCTGTGATGTAGTTGTAGGTTAATTGTTGCGTAGTGGTGGTGTCGCCGTTGCCCTCTGGCAGAGACAAAATGTATTTCTGATTGCTCTCATACCCAACCGCAAAGGCAATTTCTCGCAACGCGGTTGGCGCTTTTTGAATGAGGGCTTGCAGCTCTTTATTAATCTGCAATCCCGAACGGATGCGCGCGCCACCGTCAGATAAGCTCACAGCACCTTGGGTGGATAAGCACCAACACTCATTCCCAAGTGCGACGGCAGTTTCCGGGGCGACAAGCCGAACGGTGGGATCAAATGGCTCAATGTTAAACGTATCGATGCTATTTCCGGTTAAGCGGTAAGCACCCGCAGTAGTAAGAATAAACACGTAGTCGCGCAGTGAAACCACGCGCAAGATTTCTACTCCCACGCCGCCCGCTAGGAACTTATTGATTAGAGGCACGGCCTCGGGCTCTTGTGGCTTTGAAATCAGTAGCGCGTTTTTAGCCGAATCTGCCTCAGCCTCAGTCAACGTATCAATGTTTGGGGTCCACGCGTCACCGTGAGCACTCGCAATGACATCAAAAACACCGATGCTAGCTCGGGCTTGCAAAAGAATTTGGCCCGGTAAATCCGACTGTCCCGATAACAGGTAAGCGTAGCAAATCGAATTAGATGCGTATCGATTGAGCACGCGGATAAACGACGCCGCCGTGTCTGCAATGTTTTGAGCAGGCGTGCCCGTGGTAAAAACCTCAAAGTGCCCGGTGGCGGTATTTTCTGAGCTATCGGCAGTCAGATCAAACGTGGTGGTGTTATCGGAAATCGTTATTACGTCGCCTGATTGCACGCCGTCAGGAGATCCAACGCCGTCAATGTTTAGCTCTAGCTGATAGGGCAGTGTGTAATTAGCGTAAATCACATACCCGCGAAACTCAGCCATATCGACCGCAAACGGGGGCCGATAATTAGCGCTCGCAATTCCCTCAACGTCCGTACCGGTATAGAGCGCCTCACCCTTTAGAGAATCAGGCGTTGAATCGGTGATTGTGATAAATCCTGCCGAGATGTCTCCCGAAGTGGGAACGCCCTGCACTACAAGCTGCATCTGATCCGCTGGCACTATGCTTTGCGTAGGCGTCGCGACAGACCGGTACAGCTGATAAAAATTGTCGGTGGTTATTTGTTCAGGAATTGTAGCGATAGCTTGAACGTCTCTGCTACCGCCCACGTTATTAGTAATAGCAGTAAAAGCGCTAGGTGCCCCCAGCATGACCGCTTTATTTTCATTAATCAGACCCCAAACCAGTCGATAAGCTACTTGGCTACCGCTAGAGAGAGTTACCGAAACCGCCGTGGCACTTGCCGTAGCGTTGGCGCTCATTGTCGCGGTATTGTCAGAGCTAAAAGTTACCGTCGTTCCCGTGGCTGTAGTGATTGGGGCAAGAGTGAGCGTGATATTTAAACCAGATATCCCGCCAGGAGCAACACGCGTGCCTTCTTGAATTCCAACGCCACTTACTATCTGCCCAACCGCAATCCCAGTATTTGCCGGCACTACAACCACCGTGTTTCCGGCAGTTAGGTTGGTTGCGTAAATAACCACAGGTACCGACAAAATAACGTCGGTTATTGTAGTGCCTGCGTTTATGCCGCTACCGGTGACTATTTGTCCGATAAAGAAGTTTTGAACGTCTTCGTTAGAGATATAACTCAGCGTTGGACTAGCGTTTGTGGTGGTGACAGGCACCGTTGCCACGTCATTGGACGTGAGATAGCCGCTACTCCCAGTGAGTGACAAAACCAAATCCAAAGCTTGCGGAATACCTGCCGGGCGTGAGGAGTTTAACGCAGCCGAGTAGCGCTTAATGCCCTGGTTGCTAGTGATATAAATATACTTTGCCCAGTTAACCATGCGCACGCGCTGCGCACCCTCGGGAGGCAAAAAGTCCGTGTCGCCCGTAATTGAATCAACGTCCGCAAGGAGTAAGCGCCCCTCTTCGGCAACACGGTTATAGCGGTAGTCTAAAATCTCATAGGTCGATGAATTGGGATTGGTCGCAATCATGGTTAGCATCGGGAAACCGTCTTGGTCCCCGTTGCTATTATCGATTTCGATTTCAAACCCGCGACGGCTTCCGCCAAGGTTGTTTTGATCCACTACGCAATTATCAGCTACGTCTAGCGCACCGGGCGGTGTGGTGTAATCGTTAGGTGAAGTCCAAAGGCCCGCGATTTTTAGCTCAAGCCCTTTTCCCATTTTTAATTACCCCGAACTGGCATTTTCCAACCGGAAATCATTGGGTATATGAGAGAACCGCCGCCTTGAATGATTTTTGCGTTTTCGATTGTGCGAGGAGAGACGAGACCCATCGCAGCCGTGACCATATTATCGAGATCTTCGGAAGCCGTTTTGTGCTTATTTAAATATCCCTGAATCTGATAAATCCGCACCGTGGTTGCCTGCACAAGCACTTCAATCCATTCAATCGGGCACTGGACTACGCACGATTGTCCGCTTAGGCAAACGTAGTCGCCTACCGCTACACCCGAAGGCACTTCGGCAAACGTCATCACGTCACCTACGGTCACCGGGGTTTCGTCTTTAATAGACACGTTGAAACCAGGCGTTTGGCTAACTACGTCTAGGGTTTGGTCTAAAAACGAAGCTGGCACCGCGTCCACGGTGATATCGTTACCGCTAATAGCAGTGATTTGCGCGCATTCGGAGACCGGTACTAGCTTAGAGGCTAGGCGATAGTACCAAACCAAGATAGGTCCAAGGTTTACTACCGATAGCGTCTTAATCAGATTGTCTTCTAGGTAGTAGCTATAGGCCGGGCGTGTTGCAAAATTCAGCGAGTACAGTTCGGAAACCTCTACACGAGATAGAGAGATTAAATTGCCACTCACGTTTACTTTCACGTCTACAAACGCGCCGCCTTGGGCAAGTGACGGAATGGGATAAGCGTTTTGATCGTTAGGCTGATAGGTTTGGCGAGTGAGCCAGTAATTCTCACGGCACGATGCAATTTTGGGCGCAATGCGTGTACGCATTTCCGTATCACCAAGCGCTAGAAAATCTGCCTCGGTAAACGTGTTGTTGCCTGGTGGCACATGAGACGTGCGCTTAACGGCATCGATAAAACTCTGTGTTGTGTAGGTTAGCATCCGGCCTCATTTTAGTGAGCGTTTTTAACCAGATCTTCAAAATCCTCTTCAGACAACTCATCGCCATCCGGTTCGGAGTGCTCGCAGGCTTCACCGTCTTTTTCGGCCATGAGTTTTTCCATTGGGCCTTTTTCACCGTCATTCATCGCCAGTTTCTTTTTCCCGTTGAAACCGTCACGGAAGTCTTTGGCTTTGTTAGGATCGATTTCTGCTACCTCAATCGAAGCTTCTACTGGCTTCATCTGAGATTTCAAATCGTCAGCATCCATGCTCTCTAGGTGAGCGATTAAATCCTCAATAAGCCGGGCGCGTCGTGGGTCAATCATTTGTCTCTCCCTTAAACCAAAGTTTTTCCAAGGCCCCGAACCGTTACAACCATTTCGCCACCGGCTAGGTCATACGATAGGCGGTAGTAGTTACCGCTGGGATTTACTTGTTCTAAATAAAAGTTTCCGGTTGCAGTAATGGTTTGAGCTACACCCTCATCGAACCAAATCCATTCCGATTCTGGGATATCTCCGCCCAAAGATTTTTGCAGTACAACGTCAGCGCCCGAAACTGCCGACGTGACCTCTACCTGCACTTCGAATGCGATTATCGAAGCGCCGGTAACGTCCACTGCGGGACCGTTGGTATCGGCGTCAATCGTTAGCGGGCCGTAGAGTTTTTTGAGTGAGTTAAGTAATTCCATTTTTTACCCTTAGTAGTTTGGTAACTTTCTAAACCAAATACGCGAATCGTTACTCCCGATAATATTGTGACCGCTGCCGCTATCTTGAGTGGCAGTTATCTTAACCGTATTACCAGCGGCTAATGATAATAGCGTTACGGCGGTGTACTTAATATTAATGTTACCGCTTGGTGGAACAAATTGAGCGATAGATCCTGACTGGGTGCCGGCATAACTGAAAGCCAAAATCTCAGTTGTTCCGTTGAAAGCCGTGCTGGTTGCAAAAATCACGTTACAACCCACTTCGTAAACGCCGCCTTTTCCAGTAGGCACGGTGAAAACACCGGTTGCATTGTTATAGGCTGCGTCACTATCGACGATTTCAGTATCGGCAATGATATCAACCGTAGCCCCAGACGTTAGCGATAAGTTCGTAGACCGACTAGCTAGAGCAAGCGGGCACTGGACGTCCGAAACCGTTGTAAGAGTTCCGCTAGCCGGGAAAGTGATTGAAGAATTATCTTGGCCGCTGCCGCCGTTAGCTTTGGGCAAAATACCAGTCACTTCAGTCGTTAGGCTGATATTGGCTTGGTAGCTCGGTGTACCGCTTGTGGCTTTTACAAAACCGCTACCGGTAGAGACGCTAACAACTCCGCCAGCCGATGATTCTAAGAGTTTAGACGCAGTGAGTGCGGCTAGTTTCGAATACGCAATGGCTGCCGAAGTATTGATATCAGCGTTAACAATGCTATCGGTTAAAGCGAGCTTCGAATACGCGATAGCCGCACTGGCACTGATATCAGTGTTAACTATGCTGCCAGTCAGCGCCAATTTACTGTACGCAATCGCTGCCGCCGGATCGATATTGGCGTTAACTAGGAGCGCATAGCCCGGCACACTGCCATTGGATACCAACACATATTTGTCAGTACCCACCGCAAGTCCAGCTAGCGTCGTCGCGCCAGACGCATAAACGATATCACCGGATGAATAGCTTGCTAATCCAGTTCCACCGTTAGCTACGGGTAAAATCCCACCTGGAAAAACGGGGATAACATCGCCGTTAAACGTAAGCTGGTTAGACCCATCAACTCCAAGCAAGAGATTCGCGTTGTTAGCGGCATTTCGCCATGCGATAGCGTCAGTATTGGCCAGTCGCACAAAGCCAAGAGTTGCAATGTTTGCCGTGCGGGACTTTAGATAGATTTGAACGGTCGCAAAGTTAGCGCCGAAGTTTACGTCATTGGTTAACGAAAACGCGCCGCCCGTTCGCTGGAGCAGAAAAGTGGAGACAGCCGTCGCCCAGTTGGTGACGTTCTGCCCCCAATTATTTTCCCCAACCGTCGGAAAGGGATAGGTAGTACCGGCAATTGTTAAATCAACGGACACCTAAACCCCCATTAGAACGTATACGTTTTGGCACTAGCATCTGCCGCGCCACCAGTTAAACGCGCACCACTTGCCACAATCGTACCGTCAGCCGAAGCAATCAGCGTTTGATTGCCATAGATGCCGTAGTTAGTGGAAGAGACGGTCACCACATTCGTTGCCGAAGTGGCAGTGACGTACCCCGAAACCAGTGCAGTAACCGAAGCATTGATTGCCGCTGCCAAGTTTACAGCGGTAAGCGTATCGGAAACACCAACATTAAATTGGTTACCGGTTGCGCCCGAAGCGACTGCCGTAAAAGTGACGCCGTTAATGCTGATTGCGTCGGTTGCGACCACACTCGTTAGAGTGAAAGTGCCGCTAGCGCGGACTGCGTAGTCTTCAATCGACGAAACAACCGAAGGGGGCGACCCCATTTGACCGCCCGATACAATCGATTCCAAAAACTGAGCCATGCTTTGCACGGTGGCGTACTTGCTAGAAGTAGAGCGCTCGAAATCTTGGCGCAAAGTTTCTTTAGTTTGGGCCGTATTAATGAGCAGGTTTAGTTTAGCCATTTAGTCTCCTACGCAAGATTTAGGGGAATTGGGTTTTTTAGGCCCAATCCCCCCAAACTCACGCTTTTGCAATTAAGCCGTCAGGTTATCCAAAAGACCGGCGCGGGCCGGAACTTCCGCAAAGATTCCCTGGTCGCTCATCGAGCGGAACTCGATAGCGGTGTTGTTGCTAACCTGGACCGTCAATTCTTCATTGCTACCAGGGAGAGCCATTGTCACATCGGTAGAACCGATGCGGTGGACTTCCATGGAGGGCAAGAGCATTGCGTGTCCGAGTTTCAGCATCGGGTGAGAGATGATCTCAACCGAGACGCCGCCCATATCGTACATGATACCGCGAGGACCGCGCTTGGCGTTGGTGCCTGCATCGGTGTAGCGACGCAGTGCCGCTTCGTCCGCTGCAAGGTCAGCAAACCGCTCTGGTCCGATGAGCAAGATTGCTTTTTCCAAGCCGTAAGCTTGGCATTTGGCCATCAAGCGCATGATTGCAGTCAGCGACACTTGGCCAGAGACATCCAAGTATTGCGATTGCCAGGCGTCATAAGTTGCCGCGTCGATATCAAACAAAGTGCCAGCGTTGGTTAGAATGGCGTAGAGGCCAGCGCATTCGTTCCAAGCCGTCGTGGTGCGGCTATTTTTAAAGTAGAGGTTATCGTTAGCAACGACAGCGGCGCTAGTGCCAGTCACCGTTACCGAGCGATCCGTGATATCGACCGCCGAAATGGTCAAATCACCGTTGTGCTGAGTGGCCGATTCAGTGGTCGCCGTGAAGGCTTCCAAGATCGAACCCTTCAGACCCGCGCCCCAGATACCAGGAGCAAACGATGCTTGGGTTAGTACCAAGACGCCTGCAGTGTTGCTCGACACTACGCCCAACCCACTGCGGCCGTACAAGAGCGAGCACTCAAGACGGTACATGTGGGAGAATTTCATATTGGAGAGAACCGCAGCGTAAGCAGACTTGAAGGCTGCTTTGCCTTGGCTAGCAGCGCGGGCAGCGGCGGCGTAGGCCAATTGGGATGCGAGGTAAATCGCATACGATTGGATTTTGGCATGCAACACGGTTGCGGCGACCGGAGTCGGGCTAGCCGGAACAGCGTTAGAACCCATCGACGGGGCGTAAGTGAATCCGCCTTCTTTCGTCAGAGTAACAGCAACCACGTACGCTTCGCCGATTGCTTCGCCTTTTTCAAAGGGGAAACGATCTTGGCAAATCGCCCAAGTGGGGCAGGCTTGGACCAAACCAAGCTTGGAATAAACTTCTTTAAACAATCCGCTTAACGTATCGGGTGAGTTAACTTGAGCCATGATTTTTTAATCTCCAGAAAAAGTGTTTGAGTGCGTTTATGCAAATGAGGTGCATCGCTATGGTCACGCCCAAGGACTGGGTAGCAACCAAATGGCAGATAACTTTTCTGGAAATTGTCCCCGTCGCGTCGGTGGCAGCGCCTAATGGTAGCTACGCCTAAACGACAGGCCCCCAACCCATTAAAGGTATGAGCCCCTCTTATGGAGTTAATTCTGAGACTAATTTAGTTTTTTTTCAACAATAGGTTTTTCACTTGGCGTTTTTGGCGGCGTAAACAATTTCGGCGGCGTCCAATTGTCCCGGCCAAAACTGCCGAATCATTTGTCCGGTTTCAGCGTAAAACACAGCGCCCGCTGGAATCGCTTGGCTACTTCCGGGTAAATACGTTTTAAACGCCTTCCACTTTGGGTCTGGGATGCTTAGGCCCCTGAGCCCCAAGCCTCTTACAAATGCATCGGTGGAACTTTGCGTAGGTGCGTCATTCCAACCGCGTCCTACGGGTGAATAAACTCTAAACTCAATTTTCTCCAGTTGATCGGCTGACAACTTATCCAACTCGGCTTGCACTTTTGGCAACGTCACGTGGCAGGGGTGACAGGGTTCCGCGCCCCAAACCGCCAAAATCACGCTCTTGCCTTTATTGGCGGGAATTACGGGCGGAGTGGGCACGTAGGGTTTAGGGGCTGCGTTTCCACAAGCCCCAATCAAAAAAGTCACCGCAAGTAGGAATGTTTTCATGAGATCTCCTCTTTAGGCGCAAATACACTGCAAATTGCGCACTTACCTGATTCTAAATTGATAAGAATTCCGCACACTGCCCCGTGGGCTTGGTGAAGCAACACCTTGAGAGAGTGATTTTCTTTATTCAGCCTATCGATAGTTCGGCGATCTGTTCCCAGCGCCCCATTAAGGTTTGCTACCTCTCGCCAACGTTCTCTGACTTCGGCAATTAGCTCAAAACACATAGAACGAAGTAGCGCTTCATTATTCATCGGGGCGTTACTGCCTGCAAAAGCACGCGCTTCAATCTCCCTTAAGCGTTCAACCGTCATTTTTTGCCCTTCAAAACAAAAGCCATTGTGAATCGGCCGATACCTTTACCAGGCAAGCCGTCCTCAGTGGCGCACCACTTCACATCCCCTAGGCTACGCATCTCAGCCCCGGCTTTAAGCAGGTAGTGGATCCATTTGTCGGTTGGGAAAACGAGAACTACATCTTTGCCCTTAGCTTGCTCAGCTAGGGCCTTTCGCACCCAAGCGGTAGGGCCTTTCTTTTTCCCGTCTTTGCCGATAACGGATCCAAAAGGTGGATTTACATACGTGCTTGCTCCCCACTCACAATCCAACCCGTCAAAATCCTCTGGCTTTGGGAATGGGCACGCATCGAAGTCGAAATCAAACTCCGATTGCAGGTTTTCCATTAAAGCGGGTGGCGTTAGCCAATAATGCTTCCCGTCTTTGTTTCCTTCATGAAATGGCATCACTAGTTCCAAAGTTTAGGGTCACGCGCCCGGCGTTGTACTTCTTCCATCGAAATCTTTTCGCCCGGTTCTGACGCGGGGTAGCTATCGGTCGACACGGGTCTCGCTTGGGCTTGGCCCCGGCGTTCCCGGATTCGTTTTAAATCGTAGTCGCGAATCTTTTTAACCGTCTGCTCGCCAGCTAGGCTGATAAGAACATCCCCGTCTGCCCCCTCTAATAGAGAGGACATGATTTGCTTAGCCTCGCCGCGCACTTGTTCAATGATTAGAGCAGCTGGCGCTTTGATGCCTTTACTTTCATTCACCCGAATCCAATGTGCTAGGCGCCCTGCGACAAACTTGGTCTTTGGTAAATTAGCCTCTTTGAGTAGTTCCAACACTTCAGCGGTGATCTTTTGGGCTTCCTCTTGGTCTTTGAGCTTTTCTTGCTCTTCTAGGTCCGCTTTTTCTTTTTCGGCCTGTTTGGCTTCGTATTCAGCTAAACGCGCTTTGGCTTCGGCAAGTTCCCGCTGCTCGGGCGTCATCTCAGAGGGCTTTACTACGGTTTCAACGTACCATTCTTCGGCGGCTGCAATGATTTGCTCGCGGCTTAGGCCAAATTTCGGATCAGACAGAGTTTTAAAAACTTGCTTCGGGTCTTTGAACTTAGAAATGACCTCTTCGGCAGCACGCGCCTTAACCGACGCCTCTTCAAACATTTTATTGGCCCCACCTACAATAGAGGCACGGCGCAAAACTTCGGCGCGGGTGAGTTTTTCCGTTTTCCCGGCTGAAATCACTTCAAATATTTCGGCTGCGGTCTGAGGGGCTGCGTCACCACCGGATTGCGCGGGGGCATTTGCTTGGGCCGGTGCGGTATTAGTGGTTGCGGCAGGTGCGGCTGCAGGCGTTGCGGTAACTGGTGCGTCAGACATTGTGTCTCCTTTGGTAGCTCGCCCAAACACCCGCCATTATTGGTAGCGCGCTTGGGAAAACGTCTATTTTAAAACTCTACATTCCTTGCGCAGGCGTCCCTGGTTGCAAAGGCGCTGGCTGTCCGTCTGCCGGATTCACTGGCGGCTTTGGTAAATTGGGCAAATTTGGATTGGGCGCTCCGGGCGGCGGCGTCACGTCACGAGGCGGCTGGCCTCCACCGGCAGGCGCGGGACCAGGCGCCCCTTGAGGCGGCATTCCGGGTTGCGGCATCGGCGGCAAAACCTTTTGGCCAGTAGCAAGTAGCAACGCGGGGTTTGTATCTGACAGCTTTCTCCACAAGTCCAAATGGTCTTGAATATGAGAAAGAGTGTTATTGACCACGCCCGGGTCTTTCTTGGCGTTCGGAGTACTGATAACCGATTGGTGCCCTTGAATATGGGCCTCGTGGTTTTCGACTAGGACCGCAATCGCGGGCAACCCTTCGGCTAGCTGCTCATTTTCTTCAATAATGGCCTCTTCCATGGCCACTTCGTCTTCAAGCAGAATGTTTAAGTTCCCTGTGGTGAGGACTTCGATGTAACGCCGGGCGGAGCGAATCATGTCGCTCTTGAGTAAATCTTGAGCAATCGTGAGTTTCCCCGAAGCGGTTTGCAGTAGCGGGTTAACGGGCTCAAAAACCACAGTGCTTACTGATTCCAGGGTTTCGCCGGTGAATTTGAATTCCTTAATGGCTTGGGCGTTCGATTTACCGGCAATGCGTACGGTTTGTTCCTCATCGGCAAACTTGCGGTTCATCTCAATAATACCGGTGCCGCCGCCGTTTAGGATTTTGTAAAAGCAGCGCTGCACTCCGCCGTTACTCATGATTGCATTAGACTGCAAAAGCGCCATGGCAGCGCCGCTAGCGCCTTTGAGTGATCCGCTTGGGTCACCGCGCAGAATGGAATTGATGCCTGATAGCTCGCCCTTTTTCATGCCCAGCATTTCAATGTATTTGAAAACTTCGGCGGGAGTGGCGGTTAGCTGTAGGGGTTTAATCTTATCAACGAACTTTTCGTCCACTTCCATATACCGCAAGCCCTTGGATAGCTCGGTATGAGTGACGCCGCCCCCTTTGGGTCCGACAATGGTCGCCACACCAAAAGTGGCCTGGTTGTTCAGCACAATAGAATGCAGGGTGTCAGTGACTTGCTCGAGCGCTAATAGGTCATAGTTCGGAGTGTGGGCAAACGCGGTGCCCAGCATGTCCATTTCGCTGCCCCGGATAATGTTTTCGTAAGGGTAGGGAAACGCGACGTCGAGAAGCACGGTGCCGCTAATAAAAATCGTGTAGCGCCCCTTTTGCTCTACCGGCTGCCCATCCGGTCCCGGCTTTTCCCAGGTGCAAGCCATAGTGGGGTAATGGATGAATTTGTGGACTTCTATAAAGTCGGTGTTATCGGTGCCTGCTTTAAATAGTAGTTCGGGCGGGATATCTGAGCCCCCGCCGCTATTGTTTCCGATAGCTAAAATCTCTTCCCGGTAGGCTGGGTACTGGGCCGCTAGCTCAAAGCGGTTTTCACGTTGCGAAAAGATGTACCAGTTTTGCTTGGCGCTTGGGGCGCCGATATCACGCGCTACGTTCCACGGCGGGTAAACGCGCTGTACCATGCCGCCTTTTTTAAGTGTCTTACCGGTTTCGTCAGGCCGAATATCCTCGCCTAGATTGGTGTCCCAATCTTGGACGCAAAACCCCTCATCGGCCATAAGCACGTAGTCCAAGGTCTCAACGTAGTCTTTTTCGAAATTGTGCTTGGGGTCTGAAAAGTAGTATTCAACTAATTGGGTACCGATGCGCGCATTTCTGAGCGTCTTAATATCGGTGTTAATAGCCTTGGCTATGCCTGCCGGGCGGTTTTGGATCGCAATCTGCTTTTCGTTGCGAAGCAGTGAGGCGTAGTCGTTTACTTTGTACCCAACCAGTTCGCCAAATTCGCCTTGAGCGGAAACTTTCCAGGAATTCTTACCGTCCGCACTGATTCCATAAAAGCTGCCGACTGACGTTGACCATTTGGCTAATTTGCCGCTTCCAGGCGACCCGCAAAAATTACGATAGATGCGAATCTTTTCGCACAGTGCGTCAAGAAACTCTCGCCCTTGTAGAACTGCAAAGTAGGTATCGTTATTGCGAGCGGTAGCCATTCAAAATCCCCCAGAGACCCATTTCGGACTTAACAAGTAGGTTACACGACCGGTCCAGTCTAAGTAAGCCCCATCAATCTTTTGAACGCTTCCCGCGCTTGGGCCGGAACCACTGCGTTGCCCAGTCCGTGAGCTCTGTCCACGCAATAGGGTATCCCATCGCCTGTTCTAACCACTCGGGGTTTAATTTCCCTTTCGGATGATTCGGTATCTCTCCCCTGCGAGCTCGGACAGTTAGCGAGTGCCTGTCCCTTCCTGACGGAGTTATCCCATCCGACTTGCGGCCCACATTCTTCCCGTAGTCGCAGGCCGTTGGCGTGGGCAAGTAGGAACCATCGTTCTCGAATATGGACGGCTCCAATTTCTGCGGCTGATACAATCGTCCATCGACAATCGTACCCGAGCGCAGTGAGGGCCAGACAAACTTCGGTGAGACCTCGAGTAGTGATAGCTGGCACGTTTTCCAAGAAAACGAAATTGGGTCGTAACTCGCCAACCAATCTTGCGATTTCAAAAAATAAACCGCTTCGCTTTCCGCCCAAACCCGCTCCAAGCCCTGCGCACGAGATATCCTGACAAGGGAATCCGCCGTAAATGATATCGATTGGTTCGGGTCCGATGATATCTTTGGACAAGGTACTAACGTCATCCCAAATAGGAGCGTTGGGGAGTGATCCATCGTACATACGGGACAGTAAACAGGCTTGAGCCCATCGGTCGTTTTCACAATATGCGATGGGTCTAACCCAAGGCCTGAGTGCGAGTGTGATTCCGCCGATTCCGCTAAATAAATCCAAGCCACTTAACATTTATCCCCAAGATGCCGTATTACTAAGTAGTACCCATAACCTACTTCAATCCAAATACCCTACAAACTCCCACTTTTTAAAATACCTGGACGTTATAAACCAAAACACTGGTGCCGAGGCTGGCGCCTCGACTATTTTTAGTTGCGCGGTCTTTTTATTGATGATCACCGCATCCCAAACTAAAAAAGTGCGCACCAAGTCCCTTGTGTAAATTTCCTTGAAGAGTGTGTTTAGATCTTTTTTCCGTATCATTTTAAAGTCGAAAACAACCCGCGCATTCCCTCTCCCATCGGAGAGAGAGTTTCCTTTTTCCCCGCTACCGGCCAGCCGTCTGGATTCCACGTATATTCCGGGAGTGGATTCGAATATTGATCGACGTTTCGAACTAAGTAAATCAGCGCTGCCAAGGCGTCATAGTGCCCAAACACTTTAGAGCGAGCAAACATTTTGCGGTGCTTGTCCCAAATACCCATGCTGAGACACCCAATCACTTGCTTGCAGCGGGGATGCGCGACGATGCGGTTTTGTTTTACCCACACTCTTACTTCCCCAATCATCTCGTGCAATTTCTCTTTATCGGTTTTGACGAAAGCTAGCCCCGCAGGCCGGGCGGATAAGTCATTATTTAAAAGTGGGTGCGAGTTATCGCTGATTCGCCGGTACACCTGATAAGTAGTGTCATCCCATTTGAGTTCGTTTTGTTTTTCTAGGATCCGCTTTTCGATTAGCTCAGTGGTGGTGCGAACTCCTGAGATATCTATCTCGTCCAAGATGTAGAGACGCGATTCTTTGAAATTGTAGTAGGCAAAAAGGCAGACGGTTTTGTCTAACTCCACGCCGATATCCATGGCTTCGTACTTATGCCAAAAGATGTAGTACGGGTCTGCTGCGGGATCGAACGCGCGCTCGTGCAAAGCGGGCTTCCACTCTGGCACCAGGGCGTTTTCGGTGTCGATAATATCTTCGGCTAAATACTCTCTACGCACGGTGGTGGATTGAATATCTGCGTACTCGCCCGCAATCATGCGATTGACGTCTTCAGCGGGAATACCGTCCTCTTCCAAAAACATGCGAATCACTTCAGGCGGATAGCCGCCGTCAAATATCGTGTAGTGGCTATAGTAACCGCCCACTTCGGCCTCTTTGGCCATTTGGGTAAATTCATGATCCGGTGTGGCAGCGGGGCTTGATGCAACAATCAGCCTGCGGCCTTTCACCACCAAACCGTCTGGGTCCAAAAACTGCGGCATGGCGACATCCGAAACCAAGTATTCAAGTTCATCCACGTCACGCGCTTCGTCGATAATAAATAAGTCACACGCGGGACCGCGCAAATCATCCGCTCTACCGTTATTGACCCCGGCTAGGTGAATCTCGCTGCTATTGGGAAATAGGTACATTCCCTCGGCGCTTTTAAAGATGGGGCGCATTTCTTCAGGGCAAGAGCGCAGGATTTTATTCATGATGGGCCGAATCACTTTGCGTAAGGCTTTTGCGGTGGGGGCTGCGTAGCGGACTTGGGCGCCTGGTTTTAGCAGGCATGTTAGAATGGAAAAAAAGCACAGAAAATAAGTTTTACCCAAACGCCGGGCACACTTGATGACGTATTTAAATCGCGTGCTACCAAGGACTGCGCGAAGCATCGCTTTTTGGCAGGGTTTAAGTAGCCAATCAATCACGCCACGGCGCCAAAGCACGGCTTTTGCTTCGGCGTTAGATACGGCTGATTTCTTTATTCCCCCCATGTCGAATTATCCCCATGAGCTCTGACAATTAATATTGTCACCCCTTACAAAAAACTTTTACTGCGGGCCGGATTTACACCGGCCGTGAGTTTCTGGATGAAACGGTCCAGCCGGGCGCATCCCGGAAGCCGCAGCAAACTCTTTCAAATCATCTGTTTGGTCTTTGACGTTGTCATCGGCCAAAGCCAGTGACCAAAGATGCATCCCATAACAAAACTTCCAAATGGCGAAATATGCAGGTAGTCCGTCATTACTTGGCTAACAGTCGTGGCTTCGCCGCCAATAATGAACACACCGAAATCGTAAACGCCCAGTGCTATCATTGCGATGAATAGAATTTGCTTGGTTAGATTCACTTTTCCCCCAACGCCGCGTCGATGCGCTTAATGCATTCTTCCTGCTCTTGGCACCCACAAAGCTGTTCATGAGAGGAAATCATTTCCCGCGCCTCTCGAAGCAGGGAGCGCAGCCGCTCAATCTTATCGTTCATAAATTCGTTTAGCTCTTTTGCCTCGCGTAAGTCGGAGCGCAGGGCGGCTGCTTCCAACTGAAACCGCTCGTCGTTTTCGGCTTTGGCCTTTTTAGTGGCCTCTAGTTCGGCGCGCAGGGCGGCGTTTTCTTGCTTTAGCTCACCAATCCTATGAAATAAATCACTAGGCGTAAGGTTTAAATCCATGCAGAGCTTGTAGCCCGGCGCCTCGGCGATCTTTTCCTGGAGTGCCTTTAGCTTTTTCTCCAGCATCTCGGCCCTCTCTTCAGCCTTTTTTCGCATCGAACGGTGAAAATCACTCATCGGCCTAGTTTCCGATTTAGCCAGCGGTAGTAGGACGCGGTGCCAATGCCTTGCGAGGTGATTGCATCATAAATTTTCATGGTTTTTGATAATTCCAGGATTTTATCTACAATCGCCAATTGCTCACGCAGCGTGTAGTGCCGATTTGCCCGGATTTTTCGACCGCATTCGCAAGTAAGCATTATCCTGCACTCACTATCTGCAACAAATCCGCAGTCGGCATTTGAGAGGCGTCGTTTTCAGCCGGTTTATCGGGAATTACTTCCACCACGCGCTTTTTGCCTTCGATGTATTGTTGTAACTCCAAGTAGGTTCTCACCTGATCTCTAGGCTCTAGCAGCGGCAAGAGTTTTAGGACTTCCGCTATAGGGAAAACGCCGTGCTTTATTAACATCTCCTCGCATTTGAGGAGTTCTTTTGCCGCAGTGCGTTTATTGGGAATTCCCTTTGGCCTGCCCCCCTCGCCTTTTTTAAAGCGCCCCACAAAACCTCCCTAAATTTAGGATTTCGGCATTGGACCCATGCCAAGCTTAAAGTTCACCGCGTTAATTGCGGTTTGATGCTCAGCTAGGGTTTTTTCCATTTTATCAAAGTGCACTTCTAAATTCTTGGTGTGCTCGAATTTCATGAATCGCATCAAGACTTCTTCACCGTATAGCGCCAAAAACAATAAGCACAAAAGCACCGAAGGCATTGCGGTGAGGTAGCAGGCTGGGAGACTTGCCACAAAAAGATAAAAGACGGTTTTGGTCATAGCGGCATCACCTTGAGCGGAATTGGCCCAATATTTAACTCTAAATACTCAGCGCGGTTTTCTGGATTGTGCGAATGACGGTTAGCACTTTCCACCTCGGCGACTAATCTATAAAAATCGTCTTTCGGTAACCGCATTTCAATCGGCCCTCCAAAACCATCTCTAGCTAAACCCAAGACACAAGATGCCAGCGCCTCCATTGCGTTAGTTGACATCTAGTCCCTCGTTTTCTGTTTCACCGGTTTCGGGATTTACGCGGTCGCCTTTACCGGTTTTGCAAAAGTCCACGGTGAATAGTTTCCAGTGCAGGCGGCCTTTGATTGGGAGTAGGGCGACGGCACCCTTGGAGATGCTTTGTTGATAGCTTGCGCGGTAGAGCTTATCAAAAATATCAATTAGCTCACTACGGTGGTAAGCATTCTCGCTCACGTATTGAACTAGGCGCCCATTGTAGTTAACTAATTGCACGATGCGCTGGGCACTAGGCTTAGGCATCAAATCAATCTCTAGCTGAATCACTCCAAAACAAGCGCCGTTTGCGAATATTGCATTTGGATCGTTGGGGCCGGTTTCGCTTACTTTACGGGGGCGGCCTGGCTTCTTTTTTTCTTCAATCACGTTAGATCCTTTATCTTGGTTATCTGTGTGGCTAATTCGAATTCGTCGGCCTCTTCCGGAGTAGGCAAGCGCCCTTCGATTAGCTGAATGTAAAAACTAAAAATGGGCACAAAGTGGGTGCCGTTGATCTGGAATGTTTTAACTAGTCTTGCCCGCTGAGCCTCGGGCATAGCGCCCAAACCCATGCAGCCCTTTACGTCCTGAATGGTCACTTCTTCTAGCTCACCGTCTAATTCCTTGGAGGCCAGAATAGTTTTACCTATCCATTGCTCTGGGTTTTCGACTTCAAGCTTGTGGCGGCGAAAGGTTGTCTTAACTAGGTTGCCAAAGCCTTGGATGATTCTACCCATTGGTTATTCTCTTTTTCATGTCCGCAGTGAGAGGCGCATAGAACGCAAAGGCTAGGAAAACGTCCTTTAGGACTTCTAAACGCGGGTCACTGATTGGGGTTAGGTTCCACTCCTCGGCATAAGCGGGCGGGGGGACAATCTGTAAGTCCTCTTGTCGGTTAGCAACTGAGTTGGCCTTTATCAATTCCAGCCGGTGAGCGGCTGATTCGGGCGTCTCTTGTCTAAGCTGAAATCCTCGGTCTAGTTCGATAATGACCTGGACGTGAACCCACTCGGTTGTGAAAACGGCGTAATTCAAAACGGGCCGCATGCCGGTGGTTGTTACCCAAAAGTTAGCAAGGTGGTGCCCGGAACCTAGGTCTAGCTTTTCTTCATGGGTTAGTTGAATAAACGCAATGTTAGACACAAAGCGAGTGATGCCGTAAGGCAGTGCCAGCCGGGCTTCGTAGTAGTTCCTAAACCAGATTCGGAATTTGTCGCGGTAGCGTTTAAAGAGGTTTTTCACGTGGAACTTTTACCTTTCCGGGCCTTTCGGTACCGTCATGTAAGCAGGCCCCTTGGGGTACCGCTTTACCTAAGTTAGTCTCTTTTATCTAATTGCTCAAGGTAGCGTTTGCCAGCTTCACCGGTCGCAAAGTCTACTCCGTCCTGAAAACCGAATAGCATGCCCTTGTAAAACCCTGCCACAAAACAGAGTAAACCGCCCATTAGGGCAGTAGTGACTGCTAAGCCCCCCATCCGTCCGCCCCCCATGGTTGTTTGTCGACACCGGGCGGTATTTCTGGAATTGAAGCGTTTGGATAGCGCTGCTCAATCTCTTTCAAAATATTAATAGCGAGGTCAACACTAGTTCCAGATATCTCACTTGAAACTAACTTGCCTACCAAGCCCGCCGCGACAGTGGCAGCCATACGAGCTAAAAGGCGCTTTTTTTGTTCAAATTGAATTGGTGTCATAGTTTTTCACTCTTAATCGTTTCGGCTAAATACGGGCCGTTTCCCCGATCCTTGTAAACTTCTAAATCCCCTGGGCCTAGTGCTTTCCAAATCTTTTTGATGATTTTCCACCGGTCCCCTTCCATTCCTTTGGCCTCAACCCAAACGGTTTGACCCTTTTTGTTGGTGTACTTCATGTCGGCTTTGTACTTGATATCGACAATCGGAAAAGTCACCGTTGCTTGGCGGGATAACTCTGTTAACTCCTTTTGTTGTTCGAGCACTCGTAAATAAGTCCACGTTCGAGCTTCCAATCCTGACGGGAATGATTGCCCCTCTACTACCGTTTTCTTGGCGTTGTACTTATGCTGTTTCGCCGCTCGGCATGGCAGCGTGATAGTGAGCCGGTGTTTCATTAACCGGCAGCGAGAACACTGCCCCCGCAAATCCCATTTGTGCAATTCCGGTTGGGGTTTGGGGAAACTCATTAATGCGTCCCAAGATACGTAAAAAAGGCTGATAGCAAAATGAGGCCAAAGAAAAACGAGAGATTTTTAATTAAATAGAAATTCACTTTCGCTTAACCTCGATGAATTCACTCTCACCGTAATTGACGGACCCAATAAATCCCGCGTAGTGCACCACTTGCGGGCTATCGTTTTCTCGTTTGATTATCCAAACCCGCCTGCGGTATTTTTTTACCAAACGGCGGCATTGCTTTGGATGAACCAAGACACGCAATCCGTTGTTAGCTAAAACCATTATAAACTCGGCATGAATTAATTCATCGACGCCACGTTCAATCACGCGAGCATCGGTGGTCTCCCAATCTAAAGCTTTGTGGCCATAAACCCGCACCCGGTCGCCAACCTTGAAGTCAGTCATCCTTTTCCTTCGATAGCTCAGTAGCCAAAAACTCTTGCAAGTCATGCATCGAAGTAAAAACAATTTTCGGCTTATCGTATCGGGCTTTGAAGTTTGACACTCCCTCGTTAGTCACAGTTACAATCCACCCGTTATCTACTCGCTCAATCGTGCATTTACGCATTGGTTTTCTCCAGTTCGGCAATCAGGGCGTCGGCTTGCAAAACTGCGCCCTCGGCTATCGATTCCTCGCTGAAACGCGTTTGACTGTCATTGTCTATGCCGCTGCTCACAATCGCCTGCATCGCCAGCCCAGCGAAATACTCGCGTTTAGATAGACCGCCCTCTACTCTTAAAACACTGCCCTCTACGTGAATGTGCGGGAACGCGTGCTCGTTTTTCATTTTAACTCTCTGCACTTTGGGCACCGTTTAAGTCTCTGTAACTCCTCATCGGTACCGGTCCATTCAAAATCTTGGTGGCACTTGTCGCAACCCAGCATAAGGCGGATTTTTAAGGGCGCCTTGCGTTCGGGTTGAACAACCATTTGTTTTTTAAAACTTGGGTTTTCTGGGTCTCTCATTCTTTAGAGTTTAGTTCCTTTAATGCTCCTGCGCATTCGCATACCAGGCCATGTGGCCCGTTTTTGCCAAATCAAATTTTCTTTTCATCTCTTCCGGTAACACAAAAAGTGGCTCTTTGCGGTCCGTGCCCGTTTCGTTCCGTTCCGTTCCGTTTCGTAGCGATGCTTGTGCGGTCCGTGAAGCGTTGTTAAGTGTTTGAATTTGTACAACACCGTGTGTAACCAAATGCTCCAAGGTTGTACGAACTGTGCACGATCTGACCCCACTTTGGCGAGCTTGGTACACGATTGAAGTCGAAATCTGACCCGAAGTGTGTGCATTCCGTGAAACAAACATGAGTAAAAAAAAGTAGTATTTTAGTTGAGACGGGTTGAGTTGTTGCCACAAACCATGCTCGCAAAATCGGTTGTCTAATCTGAACCAAGTAGTGCTTTTAAAGTCTTTCGCTTTACCCTGATATTTTTCCCAATTGAGAATAGTGATGACCAAACTTTCCGACGCCACACAGACCCCCGCCCGTTGCTTTATTCAATGTTGTAAATTTTGGGTTGAAAGATTGGGGGTAATCGGCAAGATTGAAGCCCTAATCTTTCGTCGCGGAAATGATTACAACCGGACTTTGTCCCCAAAGGCAAGGTCCGGTTTTTTATTTTGTTGATCTCTCCCTTAACCGATGATAACGCACCACGACAAATATCAACACGTTGATTGAGGGTGATTAATGAAACACGTATGCGAAGAATCTAGACGAGACAGATCAATGGCTCTTTTGAACGCTCTAAAGGCATTAGAATTCGTTACGGCCGTAGTTAGAGATGAGGCAGACCGATGCCACGTGGAATTGCTTTTGATGGGCGAAGCGCCTAAAAAACGAGGCCGCCCAGCCAAAGCCCCAAAGCGGCGAGGGCGCCCGCCCCTAAAACGATAAGCGCTTGGGTTTTTGTTATCTTGAAACGATTGCTCAGCGGGAGTGCCGTGACCTCGTTTTGAGGCGGTTTAGCAAGCATTGCACCGATGCCCCATCGCTCGGCGACGTAGGCATCCCAGTTATCTTTTGTGGTTTCGTCGAATGCAATTTGACACCACAATTGCTCGGCAAAATCGCCGGGGGCTACGTCTGGTAGGTCGCCATGGTTACCAAGGCAGCTAAAGGGGGCATTGCCGCCGGCGTTGGTATAGATAGTGACTGTGCGGTCTACCCCGTTAATGCGTAGTGACCAGTTGGCAGCGTTTTCAAAATCCCCACCGCCGTTGTAGGTGAGCAGCCATTGGTGCCACTCTGTGAAATCAATTACGTCAGTGACGGGCGGTCCGATGATCACGCAGTGACCAAGCGGGCTGAAGCTATTTCCGACTTGAAAGTAAAATTGGTTAAATGCCGAAAATGCACTATCAGTATTGAGGTAGTACATAGTGGCGCTATCGTCGTCGTTTGTACCCGCCATTACACCGGTCGAGGTGTACTCATCCGTAGCGAGCGTTACCATTCTGCCCACATAGCCAATCGTGAAGGGCTGATCTAAGCCCATAAACTGAGTGCTAACGCCGCTGCTCACATAGGCAAATTGCCCGCCTGTAATAATGCTTTTGTATTCGAGCGTAGGCAGGCCATTTAACGAAGCAGCGTTGTAGGTAAACGGTCCACCGGGCACGATATCGATATAGGCGCAGGAAATGTCATAGCCGTTGGGGCCTTGGTCAAAAATATAAGTGGCATCGCCCGCACTCTCAGTGACGTTGGTAGCAGTATGCCAAGCGTAGGTGTCAGCCGAGACATCGGCAGGGGTCCAACCAGAGGGCGGCGACCCGCCTTGTTTTCTGGGAGAGATCCAAATGCCGGAAATGTCGGCAGGCCCTATACAACGATTTGAACTTGTCTGAATCACGCCTTACCAGAGTTTCCACCAAGATTTAACCGGAGCAGCCTCTACCTTTGGCTGCAAAGCCGGTTCAACTACTACCAGATTTACTTGGGGCTCGGCGGCTTTAGTTAGTAGTGGCGCGGGCGGCTCGATAACTGGGCGCTCGCCAGTGAAAAAGTTTAGCCCGTCATGCTCGCAATGACCCACAAGGGCATCTTTGCACTCGTTACAGCTTCGATAGATTAGCGAACTACACATGCCGTCGTTGTACTCGATGCTGTAGAGCGGCATAGTTACCGCTGCCTTTGCTTCGGCAAACGTGGCAAAAGTCGTTTGGAGTTGCTTTTCTCCGTCTAGCGGGCCGTCTTGATTAGAAAGATTAAATAAGTAGTACATTAAAACACCCTCACAAGTACGTAGCCCATGGTTACCGTAGTGCCTGCGGTAGTGACGATTGCGCGGACTAACTGGCAGTTGGACAAAGACGCCGTGGTGGTCACAGTAGACGAGGCGACCGCCGTTACCGGGCTGCCAATCAAATACCAAGTCACACCGTTATCATCGCTGCCCTGCAATTGAAGTGCAGGCGCTACAGTCGCCGCCCCAATATTTACCACCAGTTTTACGTTTTCCGAGTTCACTGCATTAAGTGAAGGAGTGGCGCTGCTCAGCGAAGTAAGAGTCACTGTGCGATCAAAAATCTGCCGCGTTGGGTCTGTGTTGAGCGAGGTTTGAAGTCGGTTAATGGCGCGAGTAAACGAAGGAGTAGTTCCGCCTACCGTTTGCACATAGCGCACCCGATTGCCTCTCAAAGCAAGGCGCGCGGATTGGTAAAAACCTGTGGTGGTGATACGCGGAAAATCGTAAACGGGGGTCCAGTTGGTACCTGTGTCTAGCGATTCTTCTATGCGGATATCCAAAGTTGGATTGGTTCCCGTCACCACTGTAACTGGCACGTTAACGATATACGTGACCCCAAATGTAGGCGTTAGCGTTGCGGTAGTAGTGGTGGTGGTAAGCGCTGCCGATGCAACGTCGGCAATTGTACCGGGAATTGCAAGGTTTGCTGCGGTTACGCTCCCGACAGTAGTTACTGTGGTTACTGTGGTTACTGTGGTGAGCGTACCGGTAACCGCTGCCGTTACAGTTCCTTGAATGGGTTGCGGAGTGTTTAGCGATTGCGGAAACGTGTTTGCAAGGCTTACTGGCTGCGATCCAAAGCATGCTACACCAATCATCCCTATGGTTGACGTGGTAGTAGTAGCAGGAGCTACCGTGCCGTTTAACACTCTTACCTGCAAATAGAGTGACGCATTTTCTTTTGGAAGCCCCGTCACAATCTGCGCGCGCAAAGTGGTTGGTTGCACCGCACCACTAGCAACCAGTTGAGTGTAAAAAGCAGAGGCGCCGCCGCCTATCTGCATGGCTCCCATATATCCGGCTGATGCCGTGGTGGGAGTAGTGACGGTGGTGTTTCCGAACGCCCAACCGTTGCGCTGAGAATTGAGCGTGGCAGACGTGACGGTAGTACCGTCGCTTACCAAACGGTAAAAATTGTAACCAAACAGCGAGCAAGTACCGCTGCCCGAACCGGGCCAGCCAGCTACCGTAAAGGTGACGTTATTGCCCGCGACCGAAGCAATTGCATATCTGCCGGGAACGCCCGCCACACCGGTAATGGCCCCAATATCCATGCTCTGCCCTACGCTTTGAGACGTGAAGGGATTGCTTGGAATGGTAACGGTAACGGAAGTAGCTGAGTTAACAGTAAGCGCGAGCCCATCACCGATAACGTCTACCAATTCAACAATGGTGCTATTGTTCGCAATCCGCTGGCTCATGATAAGCGAGTAGCGCGATACAATTTCGTTAGTGAATGATTCGGTGGAACGGATAATTGTTTGGGCGTTGGTCGTGGTGCCCGAAGTGAAAACTAGGTTCCCAGCCGATTGGCTTACGGTTTGTCCCGAGCCGGTAGCAATCACAGTGAAAAATTCAGGATCTACACCGCTAGCAATCACGTTGGAAAACGAGGTGCGAAATACTTCGGCGGGGGCCGCTCTTACCGAAATTGCATTATCTCCGCCAATTAAAGGCGCCGTGCCGGATTGAGTGGGAGAAACTAGAACGGAAACGCTAGTGGCTCGTAATTCGGCATCGGTTAACGGACCGCTTACCGCTACGGCGCTTTGGTCCGATGCAATCACCACCGGAGCGCTGTTAGCACTCGTCGTTTGCCCGTTTGGGTTATTTGGGGTGTAAGCCATTTAGATAATTCTCCAGTTCGAGTTATCAGAGATTAGATCAACCGATGAGTTCGGCGTGAGTGGTAAAGTGGTACTGCCGTCGCCCGTTTGTCCGCCACTGAAACCAACCGTCACCGTACCAACGCCCGTATTTTTTATCGTGTATCGGTTTGTATTCGAAACCGCTGTCGGCTGAGTGTAGAGCGTAGTGCCCGAGATTAAGTAAACGTAGTCAGTTAGGGCAGTCGCTCCACCGCTGATATTTGAAGCGGTTGAGATGATAGAGCGCGTAATTCCAGATCCGCCGCCGCCTCCACCGCCGCCGCCTCCACCGGAACTAATCCCCGCCCCGCCATTGCTGTTTATGCTCATGGTATAATTAGGGTTGGCACCGTTACAAAAAAGTCATCGCCCGTGGTCCCGTCTACCCAGACGTTATATAAATCGATCAGGTTTTGATTCTTTGAATTTGGGCGAGGCGACGGATCATACTGAAACGCATTCCAATTAAAATTTCTCTCGCCGTTAGTCCCAGTCCCATCAAGGGCAATCATGTACAAAGAGGAACTAACAGTTGAATCACCGAAATAAAGTAGGCCAGCATTCGACGGCGCAGCTTGGAAAAAAGACCAAGGTACAAATCTGTACACGCTAGCCGCGTCACTCACTACTCTCTGAGCGGTTCCGCCCGAAGCAATCGTTACAGCGATTGGATGACCAATTTGACCCATAAATCTCTATTCCCCTATTGCAAGCCGTGACCGGCTATTTATTTTTTAACGCCCAAAGAGATAGAAATTCCGGTTTGGTATTGCTTGGCGCTAACTTTTGCATCGGCATCGGTGACGCCCTCAACCACTACCACGCCGGGTTTGTTAACGCTAAACGAGTGCTCACTCGGGCTAGGTGCACACCCAGCCAAAACCAACAAACCGACAATTAGAATTTTCATGCTGCCTCTAGGGTTTCGATAGCGCTTTTAATTTGCTCAACAATGGCATCCTTTTGGGAAACCGAGCCAGGTGCAATCGTAATCGTTAAGGTAACTTTACCGATTTTCGTTTTCAAAACCAAAGGCTCTTTCGGCGGCAGTGGCAAACCAGAATCTAGGTACTGGCCACTTTCGGCAATCGCGTTACATTTGCGACCCGAGCGGTCTGTGATTTTCATCCAAATATAACCGTCGTCGCCCCAACCCTTACCCCAAGAGTTGCGGACTTTGTAGCGGCCTACACCGGGGGGCAGGTTGCCTTTTGCGTCGAATTTGCAAAAGCCTTTTTCGTCTACTGCGGTTTCGCAATCGACCTCTTCAATAGCCACATAGTGATTAGTAGAAAAGGAATTGCACGCGTTGTAAGTTCCTGATTTATACGAGGAAAACGAATCGTTAGCCGCAACCGAGATGCTAGGAACAAAACCCTTGTGCAAGGCATCCAGGATTTCTTGAGGGTTACCGTCTAGCTCAACAAACCGCTGAATTTGGCCCCATCGCTTTTTACCAACCACGCTTTTGCAAGATCCGGTGCGAGCCGTGTACGGGTAGTCACTCTCAGAGACAAGCGATCCCAATTTAGCGAAATCGCCAGCGACATCGTTACCGAACGCGCCATTGCACTGCATTCCAGTTCCGCAATTCATTAGGTGTTGGGGCGAAAGGCCGTCTGCCGGAAGTGGGATATCACGCAAAATCTGGTGATCGGTACCCGAAGCGATAAACGAAAAAACCACGCAAGAGCCGCAATTGCCCTGATTCAAAATTGGGCCGAGCACTTTACCAAACTCCGATAGGCCAAAGCTTTTCATGGGCTCGTAGGGACCGGTAAAACTGGTTCCTTGTTTCATCCAATTTTCAGGCTTTGGGAGTAGGCCAGTGGGATGCATGCCCACTTCGCTAACGTCATATTCAAACGTCCAACCCTTGGCTTTGGCCTCGGCGTCGAATTGGTTTTTAATTTGAAGCTGCTGAAAGGTTAGGACTTTTTTAGCTAAACCGGTCTGGTATTTGCCGATTTGGCTCGGGTCGCTTTTATAAGTAGGCGGTTCCTCGTCTGCCTGAACAGGCACGGCGAAGCCAATATTAAGCGCCAAAAACAGACCAAAAAGAGTGATTTTCATGTCGGGGGACCCCGGTTTTTGACGTAAAAAAGGGGCTTAATTAGGCCCCCAACCCAAAAGAATTGTAGCACCCTGAGCCGCAGTTTCACCTAAATTCAACCCTTGCAATCTTGACGCGCAGCGTCTATAATTAAGCTGTCCTTTTGGGAGGTCTTTTTGAAGCAGTTAACTAGCAAAGAATGGCACGATTGGCGGGCGGGCGGAATCACCGGCAGCGAGGCCCCCATTATCATGAAAACCTCGCCATGGGCTAAACCCGAAGATCTCTTCAAGCGCCGCATGGGAATGCTACCCCCTCAAGAGCAAACTTACCCAATGAGACGCGGGATTGAGTTAGAGCCTGACGCTCGCGCGCTTTATGAAAACAGTTACGGTATTGAGGTTCCGGCCCGCTGCCTAACTAGCGAAAAATGGGTTATCGCCCGCGCTAGTTTTGATGGGCTAAACGAGGAAATTGGCCACGCAATCGAAATCAAGTGCCCTGGCAAAGAGGACCATATTTTGGCCCTTTGCGGGAAAATCCCCCCTAAGTACCTATTCCAGCTAGTGCATCAAATGTTTGTGGCTGACCTCGAAACTATCGACTACGTGAGTTACAACCCTGATTCATTCGCCCCCCAGCATCAATTGGCTCGCGTGGTATTGCAGCGCGACCTAAAGCTTGAAAACGCCCTACTCGCTGAGGAACGCGTCTTTTGGGGCTATATTAAAGATAAACAGTTTCCAGGGCTTGAGATGCCTAAGCCTAAAGCGCCTGAACCCACTAAAAAGTGGTCTGGTTTCCCGGTTAGACAATCCCGGCCAGCTAAGCCAAGTCGGGCTCTTATTCCGCCTCAGTCTCATATAAACGCACCCCGGGCGGATATTGTGCCATTTAGGCGGCGCGAGGGGGATCATGACTGATAACCCAGCGGGCCGATTAGCGCTTATAGCGGAATTAACCAAACAGGCTGAGCCTTGTGTGTGCGAGCGATGCGGGAACGAGCACCAAACAGAGCCCGGGTTACTAGCGCATTTGAGCCCCGAAGAAATTAGGGCTTTATTGGACGGTCCAAAAACTGTCTAGGTGTCACAAAACGCAGGCACGCTGACTAAAAGTTCGACACTTTTAGGGGCGTAGCCATGCCTAAAATCTTGGCCCCGGCAGTGCATTATAGATGGGTGTGAGGTTGACGATGAAAAAAGTTACTTTTAAAGCCACTTACAAAATCGGTAAAGAAACCCGCACTAGCGAGATCGTGGAATACACCCAGGCTAGTGACGCTGAAATCCGCCTCCGCGCATTAGCCCTTAACTGGATCTTGGTGTCTGTGGAGGCCGCTTAACATGGGCAAGCGAGTGACCGTTACCTACTGCTCCGAGTGCGACAGCGACGAAGTGGGCAGAGAATCCGCT